GACGTTGGGACGGAAGTTTGACTCCTGTTGAATGTTTCCCAAAATGACTGCCAGGGCAACAGGGTCTTTTATTTCCGCTTTAACTTGCAGCTGTTCTAGAACGTATTGTTGCGCCGGAGTGCATTGGGGACATTCAATCATAACAATCAGAAGCGATACTTCAGACCGGCTTTGGTGCCGTAGCTGTTCACGTCGTCAAACGCAGCCGAGATCTCACCATACACAGAGAGAGCTTCGGTCACACCGACTCCACCACCGACTTTAGCAGTCAGGATGGTTTCAGATTCACCACCATCAGGGGAGACAACGGTAGGACCGCCCTGGAGATACCAGGAGGCAGCACCCTCAGAACCGTCAACACCGATGTGGAAATCAGTAGAGGTACCGGTGTAATCAGAACCGGTGAACCCAGAATTCGCTTCAACATTAACATAAGGAGCAGCGAAAGCAGGTGCAGCCATCAGAGCGACGGCGGGGAGGATAGCAAGAGTTTTCATGTGATTAGTAAGTTACTTTTTCTTAGCAGTTTTAGCGGCGCGTTTAAAGTTAGCAGCCGTGGGTGCGCCTTTGTCCCCAGGGCTTCTCATTTTTTCTTTACTGCCTTGCTTGATTCTCAAGCGTTTGGCATGGATGTTTGCGTACAAGCCGCGTTTAGGCATTACCAGATACCAGGAATGATTTGTCCAGTTAGTGCGTAAGCGCCAAAAGCAGCCATGATGCCAAGCATAGCCAGGCGACCGTTGAGCTGCTCAGCGCGTTCGTTGTGGGGAACACCGTAAGGATGATCAGTCATAATGAGGGGTGGCTCTTTAGCCCAGATGTTTGTGTCGTTCATTAAAAATCTACGTCGGAGTTGGCAAGTTTTTCTAACACGCTCCGACGGTATGCAGGATCACGATCATAGCGGGGATCAGACATAGCTTCAACAAGTTGAGCTTGGCTTTGGAAACCGGCGTCTACTTCCTGAGCTTGTTTGCCAGAAAGCATCTGACCGTCCTTACCAGTCGCATCACCATACTTGGCGTTAAGTGCCTGGACAGCAAAGAAGATCGCGTTAGGATCGCCTTTGCCCATCACAGAATCATACATGCTAATCTCTTCTTTGGAGAGGTTTTGACCAGCCCAGTTAATCATGGACTTGTAAGCTTTCTCTCCGCCGACCATCTTAAACAGTTGTTCTGCTTGAGCTTCGGTTAGTCCTTGCTCTTCCTCATCAGAGGATTCTTCTTCTACTTCTTCGGGGGCTTCGGCTTCTTGCTCCCCTTCTTCGTCCCGTACATCGTCTTTAGGTTCTCCTAGTTTACGTTGTAGTTCAAGATACGCTGACTCAAGGGCACTGGCATCTTTAAATTTTCCAGCGAGTAGTGGCTCCTCTCCCTGCTCTAGACTTTCTGCAATCTGAAGAGATTCTTGTTCAACCTCAGTTAGCCCAGCCTCATTAGTTTCAGGAGCGGCATCGCTCATTGTAAAAGTTTCAGGCATTATTCAGGTGGTAGTGGTGGTTGTTGCTGCATCATTTGCATTGCAGCTTGTTCTCGTTTCTGATCAATGGCAGCCATCTGTGGCTCCTGTTGCATAGCCATCATCTGCTGCTGTTGTCCCATAGCTTGCTGTTCCTCTGCTTGACGTTCTTCCATACTCTTAACGAGGTTCAGAACATCAATACCTGAAGAAGCAGCCAGGCGTTTAATCACTTCATCAGTGTTGATGAATTGTTGAATAGCCTCCGGTCCAATAGTTTGTGCAATGACAGTCATGAACTGAGCAAGGCTTTCACGATCTTGACCACGACCAAGGGCATTGATACCAGCCACAATAGTAGGCTTAACAATGTCTCCCTTAGGTAGGCGGGGGATCTCACCCGTCTTTTGAGCAACGTTCAGTTTGCGGTTGAGATAAGGAACCAGGAACTCAACAGTCAGCAGGGAGAAGAGACCACCCAGCTGTTGTTCGAGTTCTAACTGAGTCATCCTGACTTCCTCAGCGGTAGTGCGCTCAGAGTCTCGCACGTTAAGTACAAGGAACGCTTCGTTGAGACGTTGAGTCAGGGAGCCGATCATCTGATAGGCAGTCTGGAAGTCAGCTGTCTTGCCGACCTGCACCACACCGATGTCATCAGGGCGACCCTGGATGATAGCACCGTTGCCTGCCTTGGCAAGCGTTGCGGGCTTGGTGGTACTGCTCGGACTGACAGTAAACACTACCTTAGCAGCTGCTGCGCTGCCTTCGATGATGGCTTGTGACAGTGCTTCAAGTGACTTCAGGTCTCCGATGAACTCTTCGACCCTGCCACGTCCGTAGACTTCTCCGTCCACGTGGTTGAATCGTAGCACAAGCCAGGGGTTGGCGTCAAGTGGAGCTTTGCTGACAGAGCGAGGAAGGATGTTCCCGTCTATCTCTTGGTGCCATACCCAACGGTTGTTATCCCGGACGACATGTGTGTAAATGTCACATTCATCATCTCGGTAACTTGAATCGTCAGAGGTAGAATTAGTAGAGGGTTGCTTGTAATCAGGGTAAAATTTTTTGACTAATTTTTTCGAGATTGTTTCTTTCGTTACAATTTCTATAACGTTACCGTTACCATCTCTATCTACCGCATAGCGGTTAAGGGGGTAGAGCTTGAGCCCTTCCTTACCCATAAAGATAAGAGCATTACCAGCAACAACAAGATGCTTAAGTGCTTGGTGAACTACCACACGGTCGCCAGAAGCGGCGATAGATTCCATGATGGTGCGTTCGATTTTAGCAAACGACAAGTCAAGCTCTGACCTGATCTCTGGTCCAAGTTCTTCACCAAGGTTGATGTCATTGACCTGGAGTTTGAAGAAGCTAGTTTGTGGAGGAAGCAATGCAAGCATCAACTTACTTGCTAGCGTCACAACACCTTTAGCTCCAACTGATTGCCAGGGGGTAATGAGTGTTTTATTACCTTTAGTGTAACTCTCGTCTTCACGGACAAGATAAGGAAGAGTCAGTTCTGCTGCTCGTCTAGCAGTGTTGAGAAACTGGGAACGGTCTGAAGACAATCTGTCATAGCGTTGTTTAGCAGACATTAGACATTCAGAGTACTACCCGTTGGTACGTTGATACCAGCGGTTGATTGAATTGGAGCGAGTTTTCTAACTGGGCGACGTTTGAATGATTGAGTACCGCCAGTCTTTGCGGTCTCGCCACCAGGGGCGATCTTCAGACTAGCTGCAGCGCCACCACGGGCTTGACTAGCAGCACCTTGGATGGAAAGCCTACGCTGCAGTTCTGTAGCGGCTTCACGCTGAGCCCGCTCATCTTCTAGAGCTTGGATCTGCATACGTCCAGCTTCAATGGTTGCCTCAGCTTGTGCTTGGTAACCACGTTGGTACTCTTGGAGTTGAGCACGGAACTGAGCATTAGCCTGCTCTTGCATCCGACGCAGTTGATCTGCGTATGCATCAGCTTGACGTTGAGCAGCTTCACGTGCATTACGTGCAGCAGTCTCCGCCCGCATCTGTTCTTGTTGACGGTGATGAGCCCGTCTTGCAGCACCAAACATTAGTTCTCCTCCATGTATTGGATGACCCACTCAACGACGCTACGCTGACCAGATCGGTACATAATTTTTTCCATTGTATCTTCAGGTGTAGGGTTGATGGGTGGAAAGTTTTCTTCAAGTTTAGCGAGCATGGCATTAGCTGTCATGCCCCTTACATCTAGAAGATCAAGCGTATTGAGGGAGGTTGGGGTTTGCATGTTCAAAGAAAGCTGGCATTCTGGCTCTCTTAGTTTCGGCTAGTTCAGGTGCCTTACCCTCATACATTAAGCGGTCGCTAGAATCGAGCCAAAATTTTTTGTTCAAAAATTTATTAGGGTTGTTAGCCTTGAGAGGCTGCATCACCCAGTTAATAGTTGCTTTGCGAAGCTTGTCCAAAGAAGGAGAAACTTCAAGACCAAGTTCACGGCAGATCAACGAGTTCGCTGATACGTGGACTTGCTCATCCCGCGAGATGTCCGCCGAGACGGTTCGAAGTCCAGCATCTCCATTGAAACGGAAAAAGGGAAGCAAGACGAAAAAGATCGCACGCTCGGCAACCAATGCTTTGAGGATCGTGTGATCAGGATGTGCAATCCAGGCATCGCGGAGCCGTATCGCTTCCTTTTCAGCCTCTTCATCAACGCCAAGAGCGTTGGCGATGTAACCCAAAGCAAGGTCGTGGTTTTCCTCATCCTTAACGTTGGATAGGAGTAGCTCGCGTGATGCTTGTGGAACTTCATTTTTAAGGGCGTCAGTAATAAAGTCCCCCACTGGCAGTTCCATGTGACGGATAGCCAAGGCACGGTAGATAGTTTCTTCCGCACCTTCGACAAGCTTGCCAGCGGTGGTTTGGACAGGTGTCCAAGTACGTTTACGATTTAGGAGTTTTTGATAAGGGGTCATTCGCCGCAATTACAATCAGGAGCAGGGTCGTTTAGAAGTGACTCCAGGTAATCATCGACCTCCGACTCATCCAATGCAGCGTATGCACTGGTCTTGTCTTGCGTGTCACCCATTACCTGAAGCGAATAATAAAGGGAGGTCTGGTCAGATGCCAGCCACTCTTCGATAAACGCTTC